GAACTTATTTTGGTGAATGGCGCACGGTTTAAACTGTTCGCCTCAACCGAACCGGAACGCCTTCGAGGCCCACAGCATCACCGGGCATATTGCGACGAATTAGGAGCTTGGGTTTATTCTGAAACGTGGGACCAAATGCTTTTCGGTCTTCGCTTGGGCGATGATCCAAAAGTCATTATTGCCACGACGCCACGTCCGACCGCTTTATTGCGGAAGCTAATTGCCGATCCGGCGACGGTCGTGACACGCGGTCGGACGCGGGACAATCTGGTCAATCTGGCGCCGTCCTTCGTTCAGCAGATCGAAGAGCGCTACGCAGGAACAAGGCTTGGGCGCCAGGAACTCGACGGGGAAATCCTCGAAGACGTTCAAGGCGCGATGTGGTCGCGCGCCATCCTCGACAGCGCCATCGAACGCGGATCGCAAATCGACCGATCAATGATCAAGCGGGTAGTCATCGGCGTTGACCCTCAGGGCGGCGGCGGGGACGAGGTGGGCATTGTCGCCGCAGCGGAATTGACAGACCGTCGCGCGGTCGTACTGGGCGATTACAGCATGTCGCCTCAATCGCCTGCACAGTGGGCCGCGCGGGTTCGAGATGTCGCCAATGGTTGGAATGCTGACGCTGTGGTCTGCGAGAGCAACTATGGCGGCGACATGGCGAAGGCCAACTTGGAAACCAACGGCGTTGCTCAACGTATCATCATGGTCTGGGCCAGCCGCGGGAAACACATTCGCGCCGAGCCGATTGCAGGCCTCTATGAAACGGGTCGGGTGATGCACCTCAAGCCGCTCCCGGAACTTGAGGCGCAATATCTCAACATGACGCCTCAAGGCTACGCAATCAAAGGCTCGCCGGACCGCCTGGACGCTGCGGTTTTTGCGTTGACTGAACTCCTTTTCGGCAAGGGCGCCGCTACGGCAAAATTAGTGGGCGCGAGCTGATGGCTGACCAAACAATCCAGCCTCAGGTTATCGACCTCAATCCGGGCGCTAACGCCTCCGGGAATGTCGATAGTCTTGCGGACTGGTACGAACAGCAACGCCCGATGTGGGACTTGGCCGACGACCTGATGGGCGGCACGACTGCCATGCGGGCGGCAGGCGTCAAGTATCTGACGAAATTTGAGCTGGAATCGATCCAGTCGTTTACCGCGCGCATGAAGGCAACCGTGCTGACGAATTTCAGCAAGGACCATTTTTTTACCGCGATGAATATCATGTTTGCCGAGCCTATTGAGGTTCATGACAGCAAGATCCCGGAAGAGATCCTTGCGAACGTGGACAACCAGGGCCACGACCTACAGACGTTCGCCCAGCGCCTGGCCGCGAAGCTCCTGCTTTACGGTATGCATCACGTTATGGTCGATATGCCGCCTAATCCCGGCGCCCAGACTGCGGCAGACGATCAGGCGATGGGTCTGCGGCCATATTGGGTCTCGATTGACGCTAAGAAGGTCATCAACGCGTTTGCCGAGGTCAAGAACAACCAAACCGACCTGACGCAATTTCGGATGCTCGACCAGCGGACAGAAGTCACCGGGTTTACGCAAAAGACCAGCCAAGCCATTCGCGTCATCCATCGAGAGGGCGCAAGGGTCGAGTTCGAAACCTGGGTCAAACCGGATAGCGGAAACTATGCCAAGTCCGACGATCCGGCAGATTCTGGAACCTATGCGATTGATCAAATTCCCGTCGTGACGTTCAAGACGTTCGACGACGGATTCATGCTTTCACCGTCGATCATGACGGACATTTTTCACAAAAACGTAGAGCACTGGCAGAGCGCCAGCGATCAGCGCAACATTCTCACCGTTTGCCGCTATCCGATCCATTATCAAATCGGAACCGCCGCGGCAGTGACCAACCTCGGACCGAAGGCGATCCTCTGGTCTGAGGGTAACGAGACGGACAAACAGAAGGTCGAGTTCGGATATATAGAACTCCAAGGCGCGAGCATTGGCGCAGGCGAGCGTGATTTGGACCGTATTGTCACGGAAGCCAATACGCTTTCCATACGCCTCCAGTCGCTCCAGAAAAAGGCCCAGACAACGGCAACGGGCGACGTTCTTGATTACAGTTTGTCGAGTTCTCCGCTTCATATGGTCGCCCAAGCCATCGAACAGGGCCTGAACGAACTCCTAAAACTGACGGCCAAATGGCTCGGCATCGACGAGAAAAATGCGGGAACGGTCAAGGTCAGCCGTGACTTTGGCATCAACGCCAATGAATCAGACCGCATCACGGAAATCGGAGCGGCCAGGCGAGCGGGTGATCTTAGCCTTGAAACCTACATCGCCGAAATGCAAAACCTGGGCGTTTTGAAAACCTCAATCGATATTGAGGTTGAGAAAGAGCGCATCCAGCAAGAAAACACGACGCTCTTCGCTTCAGTTGCTCCGCCAATGGCTCCCAAAGATCCAAAAGAGCCGCCGCCGCCTGAAAAAGCCGTCGATCCTGCAGCAATGCCACCAGCGGCCAAGCAAGCCGCGTGACAACGGTCGCATATCGCAACGGGATCATTGCCGCAGATCGACGAGTTAGTTCGGGTCAAATTGCTGAAGGGCAAATGACCAAGATCGTCAAACGCGGAAAAATTCTCGCGGGCGCTGCGGGCGAATGCATCTGGATTGCAGCTTTTTTAGATTGGGTCACAGGTGGCTGCGAAGGCGATCCTCCGACGCCTGACGATAAAGAAACAGTTTTCGAATGTTTCATTGTAGCAGACGGAAAGCTGATCATCTTCGAGAGCGGAAAAGGCTTTGAGATGTCCTCGCCATTTTACGCGGTTGGATCAGGAAAGCTTGTTGCGCTTGGTGCTATGGGCATGAATGCGGGCGCCGTGAAGGCGGTTAAAATCGCAAGCCGCCTTGATGTCTACACGGGCTCGGACGTTGATTGGTTAGTATTGTCCGATGGCTGACGACATTCCGCCGATTGATCCCGAAGATGCGGGTTCATTTTTTGTCGATACGGCTCATGAACTGACACGGCGGACACTGATCGGCGCACGCCTAGCGGCTGGTATCGCTGCGCAGATCCGCGAAAAGTTGATCAAGCTTCAGGATGCGATTGCGGCCCAGATTGCTGCGGCAGACATCAACGGCGTGACGCGACTTGCAGCCAGGCGGGCAAGGCTCGCAAAGCTAGTTCAAGAGGTCGCGGCGGACGTCAAAGAGACGTATTCAGAAATCGAGGAACTATCGAGCGGCCAAATCACCGACGTAGTCGCAGCCGAACTTAAGGCGGTCAAGAAATCGCTGGCGAGCGTCGGTGACGGCCTGGGCCTTGATCTTGCGATTGATGCACCAAGCTCCGCTGAAACCGCTGACGTGCTCGCAGAGCCCGTTGCAGGCGGATTGGAAATTGCCGACCTTTGGGCGCAACAGGAACAGCAGCTAGTCGCGATTTTCACGCGCGAGATGCGTTTGGGTCAGGTGGCAGGGGAAACCATCAACCAACTGGTTGACCGGATCAACGGCAAAGGCGACACCGCAGGCGTAATCAATCGGTTTGTGAACTCGGCAGAATCCACGATCGAAACGGCCATTCACGGTGGCCAACAAAACGCCATTCTTGCGATTGCGAACGCAAACAAGCAGACGTTTCCGATCCTGACCCACGCATCCGTTTTGGACAGCCGAACTAGTTATATTTGCCTAGCGCGCGCCGGGCTTTCTTGGGACGCGGAAACCAAAGAGCCGCTTGGCCACGATTTCCCGTTCGCCGCGCCGCCGCTTCATCCGAATTGCCGATCAATCCTGATTCCCGGCCTTTCCACACAAGCCGCAAAGCAACGGCTTAACCCTAAGCGTTTCCTCGATTCCCTTTCGGACGAGGAACAAGACGACGTGCTTGGCCCTGGTAGGGCGAAGTTGTTCCGCGCTGGAAAAATCACCGTGCGCGAGCTGGTCGATCAGTCCGACCGTCCTTTGACCCTGGCGGAGCTAGGGTCCTAACCCGCGAAAGGTTTTCGCACCATGGCTACCATTTCACTACCTGACACCTTGCCCAATCTGGACGAGGTGGCCGAACCCGTGCGCCAGTTTTACGAACCGGGCGAGGACGGGGTTTTCAAGCTGACCAACATTGAGCCGCTACGGAACTCGATGAAGAACGCAAAGGCGGAACGTGCTGCCCTTGCCGAAGAGGTCAAGAAAGCACGAACGGCGCTGGATGCCGTGAAGGGCGTAGATCCTGAAAAGTATCGAAACCTTTTAGAGCGCGAACAGCAACTGATGGAGTTTGACCAGACCAAGGGATTGGAGATCGATCGCATCAAGGGCGACATCACGCGGGTTTACGATGGCAAGCTTGCCGCGGAATCTGCGGAGAAAACCAAATATCGCCAAGCCGCTGAAAATATCGCTCGGGAAAACCTGATCAATTCGGCGCTGTCCAAGGCGGGCGTCAATGAACTTGGAATGCGATACCTCGCCGGTCAGCTTCAATCGGAGATCAGCTTCGAATGGCATGGCGACAAGGTAGTTGCGAAGCTGGTTGACGCTAACGGCGCCCAACGGCTGAACCCGGAAACGTTCGACCCGCTGACGATCGACGATCTTCTATCTCAGCATCGCAAAGAGGCTCCCGTCTTTTTCAACTCACAATTCAACGGACAGGGCGGTTCAGGAGCAAGCGAAAATCGCAGTTCAGGTGATCCGCCGCCGAGCAAGCCGCCTCATCAATGGACGTTCCAAGAAATCAAAGCCTACAACGCAAAGCATGGCAGCGAAAGCGCCTATGAACAATTGTTGAAGGCCTCTCATAAAAGATAGGGCGGTGCCCTTCAATTGATTTCGCCAAGCGGTGCTTGGACTGAATATTTTCAAATCCAATCATTAGCCCGTTTTGGGCAAAATCAACATTTGAAAGGGTATTTCAATGTCTTCTGGCAATTACACGGATTTCGTCCTCAATGACCAGTATTTCCACACGGGTCTGATTCAGGGCGCGACGCAAAACCTCGCAGCTTTCAACCAGGCATCTATGGGTGCTCTGGTCCTGCAGAACGTTCCCCTCGTTGGCCATTATGCCGACAAGATCAGCTATAACACGCTGGAAGACGCTTTTACCCGCCGAGACATTACGGCGGCGACGGCGATCACTTCCACCGATACGGCTTACCTGACGGAAGCGAATGAGCGCTCGGTGAAGTTCAATACCAAGGTGTTCATGGCGCCGACGCTCGGTCAGTTCCAGAAGAACTTCGACCCGTCCGTCAAAGGCGACTATCAGGAAATCAGCTACAAAATTGGTCAGGCGTTCATTGTTGGACGCCTGAAGCAGCAGGTCAATCAGGCGATCAAGGTCGCCCGTGCGGCTCTGGCGGGTCAAACGGCGTCGCTCTACACCATTCCGACCGGTGACGTCTCAACGCAGGCGATGAATTCGGTTTCGCTCAACAAGGGCCTTGCCCTTATGGGCGATTTCTCGCAGCGCATCGTCTGCCTTGTTATGCACTCGAAGCCTTTTCGTGATCTGGTCGGCGATCAGGTCACGAACAAGATTCCCGGCGTTGCGGATTACAACCTGTTCCAGGGTATGCCCGCAACCTACGGAATTCCGGTTCTGGTCATCGACTCGCCCGCGCTGGTAGCTTCGAACGGTTCGGGCTCGACCGCCTACAATACCTATTACACGCTCGGGCTTGTTCAAAATGCGGTTGAGGTGACGGTTTCGGAACGCGATCAAATGATCGTGCTCCCGAAGCTTGGTCTTGAAAACCTCGTTCTGCAAATGCAGGGCGAAGGCGCTCATAACCTCTCGGTTCGTGGTTTCGCATGGCACGTTGCGACGGGTATTAACCCGACCGAAGCGGCTCTTGCGACGTCCACCAATTGGGACACGGCGCTTTCTAACGTCAAGCTCCGCGCGGGCTTTACGATCCTGTCCAAGTAATGTCGGACGCCCTCATCATTGGGCGCGTTGAAGACGAGCCGTTGCGGTCCTGCAAGAAGGGTTTGCAACGGCTCGGATTCACGACCCGCTCTGTCAACCATCTCGATTGGCGAGCGAATGATGATGCAGAGCTTGTCGTCATTTATGGCGTAAGGGCATGGGGGAGAGACATTCTCGACCACTACGCCAATATCGGATCTCCAGTCGTTTTGATCGATTTGGGCTTTATCGACCGCGCCCATACCGCCGCAGATTTGGCGGACGGCTACCTTTATGTCGGAGTCGGTGGGCTCGGTAAGATCGCCGATGTCGGCCACGATGGGCTTAGGGCGGCTCGGCTCAAGGCTCAATCATCCGAACCGAGAACAGGCCCAATCCGCCGCGCTCTGATCTGCGGTCAGGTTGAGTTTGACGCAAGCCATCGGCTTAGCGCTCAGGAATTGGTTCAGGCCTATGAGGGCTTTGCGAGGGCGTTGCGCGTTTGCGGAATTCGTGACGTGCATTTCCGCCCGCATCCTTTGGAAAGAGGCATTCGGCCAAACCTTCCATTGTCGGCTGATGGCGACATTCGTGAAGTGTTGTCGTTCTACGACATCGTCTGTTCAATCAATTCCAATGCCGGGCTTGATGCGCTTTTGATGGGCCTTCCGGTCGTCATCGCCAAGCCTTGCCATTATCAAAGCCTCGCCTACACGTTTGACGTGGATCTTTCGCGGGTCCGCCCGCCTCCGCGGGAAATGGTGAACGATCTGATCCGGCGGCTTTCTTATTCACAATGGACACTTTCAGAAATCAGCGAGGGTGCGCCCTTTGATTTCCTGATGAAGCAAGGAAAAATTTGATGGACTTCCTAGAAGGCATCCCCTCGGTTAGCTCAAACGGTCCAAAGGTGATCATCCTTTTCACCGACGAGCCCGCAAAGTGCTTGCAGCTCGCATCCAAGCTTCGGGCAGAAGGCGACCGCGTTCAAATCGTGGATTCTCACTGGTTTGACGAAATGTCGATTGAGTTCGCTCATCGCATCGTTTTTGTCGGCGCCTCAAAACGCGAATTCATCGTGCGATGCTTCCGCTCGGACTATTACCGCAAAACGTTTGGCGGGTCCGAAGTCGAGTTTGTGGATATGGACGCAAGCGGGGCGGTACTTGGCCAGACCGCGCCGACGCCGGTCCTGAAGGCCTCTGAAACGCTGTCGGCGACGGAATTTGCTTTGCCTAGCGAAACCGTCACCGAAGACGCGCCCAAGGGCAAGAAATAATCAGCCTGAAGGGGCCAGGCTATGCCGTCATCGCTGACCCACACGCCAACAGATATTGCGGCGAACTTCGTCGTCGAAGATGGCTCAATCGTTGACGGCGCAAATTCTTACGCAAGCGTCGCCGAGGGTGACGCGCATTACACGCTGCACCTCTATGGCCAACTATGGGCCGCGGCGAGCACGTCGCAAAAGCAACAAGCCCTAGTCATGGCGACACGGCTTATCAACACATCCGTCGTGTGGAAGGGCGCGCCGATCACGCACCTTCAGCGGCTCCAATGGCCGCGCCAGGGCGTTGTACTCAACTATCAGCTCGACCTGACCGTTAACCCGGTTCTCGGCTATGAGAATACGACCTATCCGTCGTTCATGCTAGTCGAGCCGAATATCGTCCCGCTAAATGTCAAGCTGGCGACGTGTGAACTTTGCCGATACCTCCTGATCGAGGATCGTGAAGTCGGGCGGGATAATTCTACGACCAAAAGTGAACAGGTTGGTCCAATCAAGGTCGAGTATTTCTCCAACACATATCCCGATTATCTTCCGACGCCTGTAGTCAGATTCTTGCGGGACTATGTGACCAACGCGCCCAGCGATTCGGGCTCAGCTAACGCCCTCGTCAGTCAGTCTCGGCGCGGCTGATGTCGGCCTTTATCCCGAACGCTTCAGCGCCGCTTGACGATTACGTTCAAATGGTCGTGGCATTTGCACCGACGATTTCGAACATCACGCCCATCACTGGCCCCTCGTCAGGCGGGACGAATGTTTCTCTGTCGGGAAACAATCTTAACGGCGTCATTGCGGTTACGGTTGGCGGTCAGCCTGCAACCAATCTTGTCGCGCGCTCGAATAGCCTTGTCACGTTTACCACGCCCGCAGGATCTGGCGCGGCTGACGTCAAGGTCACGATCATCAGCGGATCGACCACGCTTAGCGGTGGGTTTCGCTATATCGCGGCTCCGGTGGCGGCAAACTCATCTGTCACGGTTGCCGAGAATTCGTCAGGAACTGCGGTCGGGCTTTCGCTATCTGGTGACGCACCCACGTCTCTTGCGATTACCTCAAACCCGACGCACGGAACTGCTACAGTCAATGGGACGTCGATCACCTACACGCCGAACGCGGCCTATGTAGGGTCGGACAGCTTCCAATATACCGCGACAAATGCGTCAGGAACCTCGTCGGCGGCGACCGTTGCGGTTACCGTGGCGACGGACCCGATTATCGTCGCTGCGGCCACGCTGACGCCTGGAACGACTGGCGCAGCTTACACGAATACGCTTGTTGCCTCCGGCGGCGGTCAACCGCCTTACACGTTCAATGCCTCCCCGGCTTCTGGATCGCTTCCGCCGGGCATCACACTATCGGGCACGGGTGCGCTATCGGGAACGCCGACGACTGCGGGAACTTATAGCTTCACAGTCTCCGGCGTTGATAGTTCGACGGGCACGCCTCAGACATTCACGTCTGGAACAATCGTCCTTCAAATTGTCGCGGCCATCGTCATTCCGCCAGTCACGCCATCCGTTCCAATCGGCTATGCAACAATTTACGATCGTATGGCGCGGGTTACAAAGCGCCTCATTCGGAAATTCACCACAGGCTCTGTTGTCATCCTTCGCGAGGTGACGCAGCCAGATCCTAACGACCCGACCGCTTCCATTTCGGGCGTCTACACAAGCCCGAATACCGCCGCCGTGATTATGGGCTATTCGGACAATCTGATAAACGGCGACACGATCCATGCGGGCGATCGTCAAGTTTATCTAGCCGCCAATGACCTTGAGCAAATCCCGATCAAGGGCGATGTGATCATTATTGACGCCGTAAAGCACGTCGCAATCAGCGTTCAGCAGATCCTCGCCGCGGGCAAAATTTGCCTCTACATCGTGCAGGCGCGAACTGCGAATGGCTAGTTGGAGCATCCCTCCCGAACAGGTCAAAGCGATCCTGATTGATACGTTTCGGAAGACGGTGCAGGTTTCCTATTCGGAATTCATGGACCGGCTTATTGTGGCGACGCCCAAAGACACGGGCCAGTTAAAAAACAACTGGATTTCATCGCTTAACGGCGGGACCGGGGAAATTCGCACAGGCGGATCAAGTCAAGGCGAAGCGTCCTATACGCAAGCTGCGCAGATGCTGCAAAACTATCAACTCGGCGACACGATCAGCCTTCGCAATAACCTTTCCTACGCAAACCGAATTGAATACGACGGCTGGTCAAGGCTGAAGGCCCCGGACGGGATGCTTAGGATTACGGTCGCTCAATGGCCTGACATTGTGACGGACTCGGTCAAAAGGGTCAGATCGGGCGTGATCAATGCAACAAGCTGAAATCGCCTCGGGCCTCGCCAAGCGCCTGGCCGCATTCCCGAATGCGTGGCCCTGGTTCCTCGCTGGAAACGACTACAAGCCCGATTCCTCAAAGGCCTATATGCGCGCGACGCTGATCATGGCGCCGCCAGCGACCATCTCGATTGGTCGTGGCGTGTTCTCGCGACAAAAGGGCATCTATCAAATCGACCTCTACTATCCGCAAAACGTCAACGGTCAAAAGGCGCTTGATACGTATGCGGAAGGTCTTCGCAGATGGTTCTTCCCCGTTCACAATCGGGGCTTAAACCTCATTGAGGGCTCAACAAATATCTACATTAACCGCCTGCCACATATTGCGATGGGCGCAGCTGACCGGCCCTTTATTCGCCGGATGATGGACGTCTATTTTGAAGTCGAAGACGTCCCGACCTGATTTTTAATTTATTGAAAACATTCATTTAATCGGAGATTTTAATCATGTCCGTTTTGGCTCAATCCTATAAGCGCCAGCTTCTGTTCGCCAAACAATCCGGCTTCGGAACGATTGCCGCACAGAACGCTTCAAATATCAATGTTCTTCGCCGGGTTTCGACCACTATCAACCACACCAAGAATACCTTCGAATCCAAGGAAATTCGTTCAGATTTCCAATATGGCGACATGGGCTTTGGACAAAACATCGTTTCCGGCGATGTCGTCGCCGAGATCTATCCCGGCGCCTCTTCGGCGTTTTTCGGTTCCCTCGTTCGTCAGGCTTTCGCCTCGGTGACGACGTCGGGCACGACTAGCCTCGCCGCAGCTTCTGGCGACGGCTGGACGCTGACGACCTCGGGGACTACGGGGATTTCGACCCTGACCCGTGCTGGCTCTGGCGTAACCTTCCTCGGCACGTTGGCCAATAACTACGCGGACGGTGTTCGCCTGGGCCAGGTCGTGAAATTTGGCGTTTGGCCAACCACTGCAGACGTCGGTCGTCCGGCTTTCGTTGTGGCTGTCACTGCGACCACAGTTCAACTCGCGCCAATCGATGGCGTTCCGTTTGCCGCGGTTTCCTCGCCATCCACGACGGCGACCCTGGTCCCCGTTGGCAAGCAGGCCTTTATTCCGCTGACCGGCCACACTGAGGACGCCTACACCTTCGAAGACGTCCACACCGACCAGGGGACTTCGATCGTCTATCAAGACGTCCGCGTGACCAAGCTTGGCCTTAAGGTTTCGCCGAACGCCTATGTCGAGGGGACGTTTTCCTTTACGGGCACGGGCGCAAACACGGATGCGAATTCGACCACGACACCGACTTCGCCTTATTTCACCGGATCGCTTGCGCAAAACACGAAAGCAGGCCTGACCGGCGTCAAGGCTCTGATGACCGTAAACGGCGTGACGATCCCGGTCGCGACGGGCTTTCAGCTCAATGTTGATCTCCAGGCTACGGCGCCGCAGGTCGTCGCCGCACGTATTTCGCCAGACGTGCTTTATGGCCAGGGCGCGAAGGTTTCGGGTCAGCTCACCGCCTATGTGAAAGACGCAAGCCTTCGCGCGCTATTTGCGAATGAAACTGAAGTCCCGGTCCAAATCGCCATGTACTCGGCGGATGAAACGCAGGTCCTCGGCGTCTACATGCCGCGCTGCAAGATTACGTCTGACACTCGCGACGATGCGACGTCGGGTATCGTTCAGACTTGCAGCTTCATGGCCCTACAACCCCTGACGGCGACCGTTGGCCAAATCCAGTCTTCGCTTCAGTTCCAAGACAGCGCCGCATAGGGCGGCGACTGAATGACCACGCGAGCCCGCCGAGCCAAAATCTTGGCGGGCTTTTCGCGTGTCCCATCAACAGGAAAAAATATGCTCGACGATCTGATTGGCATTAATCACCACGAAACCTACACCGTGGAAATCACACACCCGGCGACGGGCCAAACCATCCGAGACAAGGACGGTAAGGCGATGTCGATCGAGGTCTATTCCGCCAATTCAGAACGCGCGCAAGATTGGCTTCGCACCGAATACAAGCGGCGCGAACGCATCAAGGGTTTCAAGACGACGCCCGAAATTGATCGTGAGCTGAATGACCGGTTCTTAGCCTATCTCACAAAGGACTGGTATCTGTTTAACGTCAAAACGGGCAAGACTCTTGACTTCACGCCGGATGCGGCTTTCGATCTATACGCCATGCCGGGCGACAATTACATCCGGCGTCAGGTCAATGACGCGGCGCAGGAAGCTAGCAATTTTTTTCCCGACGTCTGAACGCAATTGCGGAGTGCGCCCGCGCGCGCTTCGCGTTGCTTCAGACACGCAAGGACGGGCTTTCGGCGCTCGAACATAATCGGGAAGCCCATCGGCTTTATGCCGAACAAGGCGTTCAGCTTTCCACGGATGAATATCCGATTGAGCTTCCCGAACCGCCGCCAGGGACCGCTTACCTGTTCACTTGGTTTGATGACCTCTCACACGGTCGTCAGCAAGCTATGGCGGGTTTGAACTATCTGCCATGGACGGAACTTGCAGCCTATGCCGCCTTGATCGGTGTACGGTTCACACCGTTTGAGCGGTCGGCGCTGCGGTTGATCGATAACGCCTTTGTGGCGGTTCTCTCTAAATCCTTTGAACCTCAATCCTAAATGGAAGGGCGGCGATGTCTGATAGCGTTTCCGTCCTTGGCTTGGACTTTGACACTTCGGGGCTTGATAAGGGCGTTTCCTCGATCGACCGCATTGCGTCGGCAATGGACATGCTGGCGGCGAAAGCCTCGCAAGTCGGCGGAACCGTCAGCGACGCTCTAGCACAGGCAGGCGCCCAAGGATCGACTAGCGGCATCACCGCAACCGTTCCCGCGGCTCAGGCGGCTACGGACCAACTCAACGCGATGGCGGCGGCATCCGATCAGGTCGGAGCGTCACTTCAGGCGATCGGTGCGGCTAATCCTTTTGCGGCGATCAATGACAATGCGGCAACTAGCGCCGCAGAGGTCAACACACTGAAAGACGCAATCGACCGGGCCGGATCTGCGCTGGAAGAGGCGACTTCTCAATCCCTGGTCAATGTCGGATCAAACGCTGAAACCGCCGCCGCTCAACTTAACGTCATGACCGATTCGGCGAACAAGGTCGGCGCTTCTCTAGAGGAAATCGACAACGGCGCGATTGCCAAGGTGGGCGGGGATTCTGAAGTCGCGTCTCAGCGGCTTGGCCTGATAGCTTCGGCGGCTCAGTCCGTCAAAAATGCTTTTGCGTCAATGGCGAGCGCTGCAAACGCTGCGCTGTCTTCCATCAAGGGCGAGGCTGATGATGTGGCCTTGCGTCTTGGCATGGTCAAAAAGGAAGCTTCGGCAGCGGGCGCGACGCTTGAAGAGGTTGGCTCTAGCGCTGGAAAGTCAACCCAAGGGATTCATTCAAGCTCGACCGCACTTCGTGAATTGCTAGTCCTGATCCATGAAGGGGCGAGCGGCAATTACAAGCGCATGTTTGGCTCAGGCCTGATCGAACTGCAGGCAATTGCGGGCGTTCAAACGGCGGCGGCGGTCATTGGCGGTCTAGCGGCTGTTGCGGCGACCGCTGGTGCAGCTTTTCTTATTCTCAATCAGAACATGAAGGATGCTTTCCCGCAGGACTCCAACCTTTCGAAATCGCTGAAGCTGACAAGCGATCAAATCAAGCAGCTTAAAGAGGATGGCGTTTCGCTTGGCGTGAACTTTGGAGATCGTGTAAAAGCGACCTTTGAAACCATGTTCGACGATTTCAAGAACGCCAACGCCAAGACCGGCGAAGCGGTCAAAAAAACGTTTGACGATATTGCTCAATTTCTTGGGGCATGGTTCCCAAAAGTTATCGGGCAAATTATCGGATATTTTGCAGGCGTCGGGAAATTCTTCTCCGACGTGTTCACGCCTTTAGGGGCAGTCATCTACAACACGTTTGCGACGGCATTTAATGGCGTGGGCGAACTGTTTTCGAATTTTGTCAATTCCATTCGCGGAACGCTTAATCAGGTCATCCAGACCATCAACGCCGGATCGGCGATCAAGCTTCCTGAAATTCCGCAAATCAATTTCAAACCGATGGTCGCGAATGCCAATGTCTCATTCAAGAGCATCGGCGATATGTGGACCGACTTTACGTCCACATACAAAAAAACGGCTGACGACACCGAAAAATATCTGAGCGGCCTGTTTCCGCGGATTGAAGACCGCGCGCGTAAAGACCGGATCAAGCTCATTCAGGAAGACTTGGGCGATCCGAAAAAGGGGCGCGAAGATCCGAACGTCGCCGGGTTTCAAGCGCAGCTGATCGACTATCAGACGCAATCGACCAAGCTAGAGGCCCTGCGTGCGGCTAACGTGGGCAATGCGGATTATGAAACGACCGCGATCGGCCAGCTTGCCGAGGCCTATGATAAAACGAAAAAAGCTTTTGCGGATTATGTCGAAGCCAAGGCGTCTAAGAATGCACTCGCCGCCCGCCAGGCCAAAGACGCAGCCGACCAAGCGCTAAAGGATTATAAGGACCAACAGGCCGAAGCCGAAAACCTCGCCAAACAGTCGTTCCAGTCTCAAGGGAAAGCTGCCGCTGCAAGCGCGACCGCGACGGGCGGGGCATTTGCTGGCGCCGTTGTCGCCGAGCAATATAAGCTTGTCGAACAGAGGGTCGAATTAAAGCGCGAGGGCGCCAACCTTGATGACGCCGAAAACGCCAAGCTCCTGCAGCGAAACGACATTCTCAATCGCGCGCTCAAAATCGTGACCGACACGCAAAGCGCTCAACGCGACGCACTTAACCAGTCGATTGACGGAACGGCCAAGGAACAGGCCGCACAGCAAAAAGCGCTGAACTCAAACGACTACGAGGCCTATCAACTCGCGACGGCCAAATATCAGCTTGAGCAGAAATATGCGCTTTTGAAGGGTGACGAACTGGACAAAGCCGCGCGTGAACTTGTGGCCCAACAGAAGCTGACCGAAGAACAAAAAACCCAGGCGGCGCAATTGAAGTCCGTCAGCCTGGATACGTCGGTCAATTCTGCATCGTCATCCCTCAATGCAGCATCGAATAAGTTCTGGGCTAATTTCGTTGTCGATGGTGGTGCGGCGTTCCAGACGCTTGGCCAGGATCTGACGAACATTTTCCGCTCGACCGTAGCCGATGGGCTTAAAGCCGGGTTTCAGCCGGTTCTATCTTGGCTTCAGGACGGTCTAAAGTCTGCTGTCTCAAGCGTGTTCACCGGCGTAAGGGATAGTTTTACGGGCCTTTTGAAACAAACCGGTATTCTTGGCTCGGACGGAAAATTCGCGACAACGGGTTTAGGATCAATTATCGGCATCGGCGCTCAGGCCGCAACGTCTGGATTTGTCGGCCAACAGATCGGCCAAGGCCTGTCTTCTTTGGCTGGCGGCGCCAAATCGCCGGAACAACAAACAAATTCGATGATTGGCGCAGCAACAACCGCAGTTCTTGGGGCTATTGCATTCGGATTTGGGCCAATTGGTTTCGCGCTTGACGCCATCCTTGGCGGATTTATCGGGGGGCTTCTCGGTCCATCGTCTACCAATGCGGGGGCGGGTCAAGGCCTGCTTTATTCAGGTGAGGCAAACGGCGCCATTCAAGGAAACAAACGCACAAGCGAAACCACTCAGCTTTTGCAGGCGGTTACGGGTGCTATTGCACAGGGCTATAACTCGATCGCTCAGCTTGGCGGAACGCGCACCACATACGTGACCGGCGTCACGGTCGGCCAGCGCGACCCGTCTGCGATTTCGCTTTCCAACGGCCAAGGCCTTTCGGCGACGACCGGCGACGCTGCGGCGGCAGCAAACGTCGCGTTGCTCGCGGTTCTGAAAGACACGACCTTCGCGGTTCAGGGTCTCAATCAGATTAAGGACGCCATGATTGCGGCGGGGTCATCTTTTGACGACACTTCGAAAATTCTATCCTCTGTAAAAACGGTTCTGGATAGCGTTCAGCCGCCCGCGTCCACCTTCTCGAAGGCGCTGACTGACCTAGAAGCGCAATTCGATCCTTTGATCAAAAGCGCGAATGATGCGTCTGCGGCATTCTTGAGACAGGCTGAAGCTGAAGCGAAAGCACAGCTTGCGAGCGCCTTCAACACCGATATTTCGAACCAACTTCTCAAGGCTCAGTCGTCCGTCGCGTCGCAATACAAGGACATGTTGACCACGCAGTCGCAGCGCATCCAAGACGCAACCAAGCTCGGCGGCGACCTAAATCAGGTTCTGGCCCTGAACCAGCAAGAGACGAACAACTTTATCGCGAGCTTGTTCCCCTACGCCAAGCAGACCTCGACCATCACCGACAACATTCAGGCGCTGACGACTGCGTTCAAGGCTCTGTCTGATCAAGCAGCAAAAGCGGGCCAATCCACAGACCAAATCACGCAGGCCTATCAAAACGCCTTCAAATCGCTTCAGGAACAATTCAACCAATCGACGGCGGATAGCCTCCTCCAGGCAGCTAACCCGACGCTCGCCAGCCTGGAAAGCCTTCTTAAAACGCAGGCTCAACGCCTGGCGGACGCCAAGGCGCTGAATGTTGATCTCACCGCGACGCAGCGCCTGAACGCCATCGAAACGTCGAATTTCTTCGCCGGGCTTTCGGCCACGCAAAAAGCGCAACTGGGCGATTATCTTGGACTGATTGAGGACTATACAGGCAAGATTGGTGTGGTCGGAACGCAGCTTCAAGACGCCCTATCGCCGATCGTGTCAAACATGACGTCGATAATCAACGCGCTGAATGCTTCGGCTCAAACGCTGCGAAACCTCTCGCTTACGATCAGCCAAACCAAAGACTCTATTGCGCAGAAGTACGGCGCCGCCGCGCCCACGGACGCGCTGGACACGCTTCGGGCGAAATTCCAACAGCAAGCCGCGCTCGGCATCGGAGGCGACCAGACGGCGCTTCAGGGGCTGTCTCAGCTTGCCAACACATTCATTGACGCCAGCCGGAATTTATTCGGCTCGACGTCGAAATTCGTGAGCGATTATAACCTTGTCCAAGACCTGCTTGGTAAGGCTGGACAGGGCGCCTCAGACGCGGCAACGCAAGCCGAAAACCAAGCTCAGGCGTTACAGACGCAAATTAACCTGTTGACCGATATCAAGAATATTCTTGGCGACAGCAATCCTCAAATTGCCGCGCTCCAAAAGGATTACGAAACTCTTCTCGCATCTTCGACGCAGGTTTCAGCGACGATCGCCAGCATCTTGCTCCAGCCTAATAACGGGTTGACCGGCGTCACCACTGACGTTTCAACCTATCAAATCGGCTCGCAGTCGATCACGGATCTGCTAGCGCAATATCTTGCGCTCCAGGCTAAGCAGTCCGGTCAATCGTTGAATGCTGATCAGCTCGCCCAACTGTCCCTGTTGACGGCTGGAAGCGCAGCCAATGCCCAAGCGGACAGCCAAGCTACCGCGGTGGCGAACGCAACCGTCCCGGCGAACCTGACCTCGGGCAATGAGACGATTAAGCAGGCCTCAACCGTAACGCCCACGACTGACACGACCGCAAGCGATACCCTGTCGGCCACGCTTGCAGGATATTTCCAGCTTCTCCAACAGCAGATCAGGACCGACGACGCAACGCAATTGACGGTCTTGCAAAACCTCCTGACCGAATTCCGCAAACTCACCCTTTACACGCAGCAATCGACCGCGAAGGCGTAACGCCATGGGCGCATTCTCTGCGGTTGCTGATCTTCCCGTCGATGAAATTCAGTTCGGCGGGTTTCAGCAAGCCGAAACGAACTTTCAAAAGTTCATCAAGTCGCAGAACGCCTCGCGGATTTTGGTTGTCGTCAATGCAGTCCCGCATAGTTCTCAATCCGTTGGAACGATCACGCCTCATCCTTTGGGCGGTCAACCGATCGACGATTTTCCGCCTCAGTTTTTGGGGACGTTTCAAAAACAGTTTCTATTTTCAGACGGCCCCTGGTATGGGCGCCCGACCGATGCATTCAAGCCGAACGTTCTCGCTATTCCGAGGATTAGCCTTTCAGCGGACATTGATCGGCTTTTGCCGCTTTCACCGGAAACGGCCAGGCGCGGCACAGTGTCGGCGGGAAACATTGAACTCATCAACACCGATGGCGCGCTGGACGACCTGCTTGCGAGTTACAACATCGGCGACCAGATCATTCAGATTTATTACGGCCCGGCGAACGGCGATTTTCAGGACTTCAAGCTGATTGGCGAATTGGTCGGAGATCAGTTCGAGGCGAATTACGACGTCGCGCGGATCATCATCAAGGGCACGACGTCTTATCTCGACACGCCTCTTTGGACGCGGATGTATGACGGAACCGGCGGGATGGGCGGCGACCTAAGCCTTGCCAACACCATCGTCCCGGTTTGCTTGGGCGAGTGCTTCAATTTGACCCCAGTCCTGATGAACAAGGGCTATTATGTCTACCAAGTCCACGATGGCCCTATCTTGGCGGTGGACTCAGTAAAGGAAAGGGGCGTTCCCTTTACCTACAACGGAGATGTGGCGGATCTGTCGAACCTTGAGGCGGCAGACGTTCCATCGGGAACCTATACGACTTGCCTTGCGCTTGGCCTTTTCCGCGCTGGATTTTCAGGTTCTCCAGCTGGCCCCGTGACCGCAGACGTTCGGGGCGACAAACCGGCTCAAGGGTATTTGGACCGGATCGGCGAAATTCTTCTCAACCTCGCCACGACACGCGCGGGACTTCCTCAGAATTTCTTGCTGGTCCCGTCGTTCCAACAACTCCCTACAGGGACGGTTGGATATTATAGCGGCCAGAACAATGTGAACATTTCTGACGTGTTTAACGCCATGATGATTTCGATCAATGGCTGGTATGGGACCGAACGGACCAAGCTCTTGCGGGTCGGATACATTCAGGACCCGTTTAGCGTTATTCCTACCGCGACGGTCGATGACAACAAGACGCTTGACATTAATCAGATCAGCCTTCCTCAGCCCGCGCGCTATTCGCAGACCGTGAACTATCGCAAAAACTGGACGCCTATGTCAGAGGGCGACGTTTCCGAGGGGCTAGATTCTACTACGCGCGCAGCGCTCATTTCGGCGTCGCAATCGGTTAGCCTCGTCAGTCAGGCGACCAAGCTTCGCGAGCGCTCTGCGATTATCGGGACGACAATTGATAGCCTGTTTAAAAGCAAAGAGGATGCGAATACAGTCCTTAGCCGGATCATGACCCTATATCAGGAAACGCGACGCCAGTTTCGTGTGACCATGCCGAGACAGGGCTATTCGATCAATATGCAAGACTGCATCAGCCTGAAAAACTCTCGCCTTGGTTTTCCGGTTGGAAAAAACTGCATTGTCCTGGGCATCAAAGATTCTGGAACGACTGATCAAGTCGAATTGACGGTTTGGGGCTGATTGATGGGCTTGAAGCTGTCTTATCTCAACTGGATCGATGACCCTCTAACGGTTATCACTCCGAGCCTTCAAACGCCTCAAATGCCCGCCTCATCTGTGGCGCAGACTTTGTCTTATTTGATCTGGCGTTCGCTTCTGACCGACACGGCGAACGTCACGATAGATTTTGACTTCACGACCGCAAGAACCATTCAGGCGGTCGGGGTTCAGTTCATGCGATCGGTCACGCCGAACCTCTACGAACAAGTCCCAGGCTATGCGGCGACGGATACGATACGGGTCGAATTGACCAATGCCAGCACGACCACGGGCGGAGTTACCTCGCCCAACTGGTCGGGAACTCACGTTTACGATAGCGGCACGGTCAATTCAAACGTTGTCGCCAATTTTGGGACCTATGGCCTTTGGCTTTCACAAAGCTACTCGGCCCGGTTTATGCGGATCACTTTTGGCGCAACGTCTCGGTTGTCTCAAGGGTGGCTTGATGTCAAACGGATATGGGCGGGACCAACGATCGCGCCACGAATCGGTTTTTCCTACGGTATCAATCACACATGGGAATCTGCGTCGAAACTTCTGACGCCCCAACGCGGAACGACGGTGTTCCCAGCTTACATTGAGTCTAAACGCAAATGGTCGTTTGTCCTCGGATGGGTCGATAACGCCACCGAACGCGATTTGCTAGAAGACTTCGAAAGCTACATGACTACGGCGGGCGAGTTCTTTATTCACCGTGATGACTTGACAACGGGACGCGGCGACATGTTCGCCTATAACACCCAAGTCACCGGATTGATTAACGACAATTACGGAAAATCGTCGAAATCGTTTTTGATTTCCGAAAACATCTAAATTTTCAAAAACCCATTTTTTAATTCACCTTATATTTTAAGGGCAATTTCTCATGACTCAATTGGTGTTCGCAAACCTCGTTGCCGAAACGGCGACGGCGGCGGGAACTGGCGCGTTTGCGCTTCAGGGGGCCGTGTCGGCTCAATACTCCAGTTTCTCGACTAAGATCCAAATTGGCAAGACGGTCGTCTATACGGCGCGCCAAGGCGCGCTCTATGAGGTCGGTTACGGGGTCTTGACTTCCTCGACCCAATTGACGCGCGTGGGCGTCTATGACAGTTCGTCGGCTTCGGGATATGTCAACAGCGTAACGCCTGGATCGCCGGGGTTTGTGTCTTTCGACAACACGCAAACTCTTACAATCTATAACGATGTGCCCGCGCAACTTTTCCTCGCGCAGAACCCAGACGGATCGATCGCAAGCCCGACCTCAATCCGTAAGTCGATTTTTGTCGATACGAATACGCAGATGAAGGCCCTCGGCACTTATGCCGATGGCGAAACGGTCTTTGTCACCGGCTTTGGGGATTCATCCGGCATTCAGCCGGGCCTCTTCCGCTTCAATGCCGGAACGTCCACGGCGCCCGATGGCGTGGACACGTTTAGAAATGACAATTCATCAACCGGCCTTTACCAGCGCCAAAAGCTGGTCATTCAGGGCAATTTCCAAGGGTCTGCTACGTTCGATGCTGCGACCTCTGGCGGCGGGTTCACATCCAAGGAATATGCCAATCCGTCTAGCAGCAACGCGAACGACTATTTCGCGCGCATCGTGGACGCCAGCGCAGGTGCATGGCGATGGGCCTCGCGCCTCAATCAGTCGGGCGGCGTCAAGAATTTCCTGAACCTGTTTTCGCCTGGCAATGCGCAGGACCGGATCGAAACGACGGTTCCCTTTGTGCAGGCGAGCGTCACCGACTCAACCGGCCTGAAAGCGCGATCGGTCGCGTTCCTGTCGGGCGTCTCGCGTCTGGCCTTTGCGCGCGTCGATGCGGCCAACGCCACCAGCGCCGCGGACTATCGTGAAATCCCGCTGACCAAGGGTGGCTATATCGTCACGAACGTCAAAGACATCTACGACCTGAAGCAGATCGACCCGACGTCTGCCGGGTCGGGCTTTGCCGACTATGATATGGCTGTCACGCGCGGAATCAACACGGCCAGCAGCGATAGCGGCCACACGCTGACCGGAAGCGCGCCGCCTGTCTATTGGTATTGGCTTTCGACTTCTACGGCTACCGAAGATTTGGTCAACGTGGTTCGCCCGTCTGTTGGCTCAGCTGCCTCTGGTAATGGGCGCTGGATCCGAGAGGTTTCCGACATCACTGCCGGCGGGACTTTTACTTCTGGAGTCGCCACGCCTTCGGTCAAGAATGGCAATTGGTTCATCACCGCAGGAACCACTGCAATCACGAATTTCCTGAATGGCTATGAAGGCCAATGGATTGTGATCCAGCGCGGGTCAACTGACATCGTCATCACCCACAACGGCACGAACATTGACCTCGGCGGAAATAACATCACGCTGACAGCAACAAATCCGCGCCTTGAATTAATTTATCAGGGCGGCGCATGGCGGTCGATCGGTGGCGCCGGATCAACCATCATTCCGACGACCCTGAACGGCGTGGCCGGCGTTTCTGATACCTTGCAAAACCGCTATAGCAACCGGCGATTTGTTGAAGCGCAGGATTATGGACTTGTGCTTGGTTCAAGCGCCGCGGCATCGACGAACTCTTCGATCATCAATGGCCTGATTGCGGCGATCGGTTCGCGTGGTGGCGGCATCTTGGTCCTGCCTCCTGGCGACATTTACATTGCAGCAACAATCGACATCAAATTTCCGCGTGTTCAGCTTTGGGGGGCGGGATTTGAAAGTTTCCATGACTCTGGCACGTCCACTTCGACTGATCCCATTTTCGGGACGCGACTGATCGCAACCACTGCGACGACGATGGTCAAAATCAGAACGCCTTATGCCTCTGAACAAGGCGTTTCTGCGTCTGCGACGTGGAAATATACGGGCGCAGGTTTCAAATATATCATCCTGCAAGGAGGCGCGATCGCAACCGCCGCCATGATTATCGACAGTGTGTCGGGGATTGATGTCGATGTGTATGCAACCAATTTCAACGCATCGACGTTTTTCACGGTCACATCTGGGGTTTCTGGAACGGATCTTGGAGAAGCCTGCGACGTGCAGGTATCGCGCATGAGCTTCCGCGCTCGCGCTATTGACACCGCCGCGGACCAAGCGGCTCACATTTTGACCCTAAGTGGAAGTTCAAACGCAAACTGTAGCCTGAACCGAAACCCGCTTTACGGAATCGACGTCTACGCCGAACACAAGAACGGTAACATTCTGAATGGCCAGAATTGCGATAACAATGACATTTCAATTGTTGGCGTTCGCGTCTCGGGTGGCACGGGTTACACTGCGTTGTTCAATGGAACGACTGCCTCACAGACGCAAGGCGGATCGTCAAACCGCTTGGTCTATGTGGCAGGCGGCGGCCCGATCTATAACCAGGGCGTCGGAGATACAAATTCGCACGGCACTGTGACTGCCGGAATTTGGAACGAAGCCTACTATGACGACGGAAACGGAACACCGCTTCCGACCGCTGGAACTGGATCAAAGTGGACCGCACGACAGACTAGCAATGGTCATTTTAATGAAATAATTTCAAATAATGGTGTCTATGGTTATTTTGTAACAAGCATTACAAGCAATAGTCGAATTTATGACGGCGGCCCAAGTAAGATAGCTTTTGCTTTGGCATCCGCTGGGTCTGACACGGCTTATCTTGATTTTCAAACTATCGCAGGCGTGCCTTATCTTGACGGGGCGGCGGGCTTTATTGGTTTGGCTGTATCAGGAACGCCGGTTTTACGGTGTGACACAAACGGATTCGGTTATCAGACGGGTCAAAGCCTAGGGGGAACCGTCACTCAGGCCACATCCAAATCGACCGGGGTGACGCTGAACAAACCAAACGGGCAGATCACAATGAACGCCGCCACGCTTAACGCATATTCGGCCGCTCAATTTACGCTGACTAATTCCTGTATCGGCGCAAGTGATGTTGTGATTTTAAATCACATTTCTGGTGGAAGTCCTGGGGCGTATGTTTTCACATCCACGCCAGCTGTGGGATCAACTCTGATAACTGTTCGAAATGTTTTAAACGTCAACCTGTCGGAGGCGATTGTTATTCAGTATTCGATCATTAAAAGCACCGTCAATTAATTCTAATAGTGGAATTTAAAATGGAAAGTTCACCGCAGTCGCCATGGGCGACATTTTTGCGCGCTGAAATTTTGGGCCTGATTGCGGCTTTGGTGGCTCAAGCTGCCGGCCTTGTGTGGTGGGGAAGTCAGATCACGTCCCGCGTTTCAGTTCTTGAGGCGAAAGCAATAGCGGCGTCGCATCAAGCCGAGGACATCGCTAGGATCGACGAGCGGACCAAATCGATCGACGAAGCAATCCAGCGCGTCGAGCATCGCCTTGACGGTCAGGTTAGCGCAAAATGACGGACACGCCGCCCACTGAATCCGATCAGCGGAAACAAGCATGGGCTGCGCTGCCGGCGCTGGCCGCTCAATCCAATATCCTTGGGCCATACATCATCCTGATGACCTCGTTCGTGGGCGCGGCCAGCGGGATGATGCCGCCTTGGATGGTTCAACAACTTTTTGCGGCTGGGCTCATGGCCTGGCGGGCGGGTGCCATATGACCACCAAATACGTCGATCAGGATATTCGCCATGATGAAGGATTCCGGAACGTTGCCTATCCCGATCCGTTGACAGGCGGCGACCCGTGGACCGTGGGTTTCGGATGCACAGGACCAGACATCAAACCCGGCACGCGATGGACCTTGGCGCAAGCGGTGGCCGAGCAAATGAAGCGCCGACAGGCCATTGAAGTCGCGCTTGATCAGGCGATTCCGTGGTGGCGGCAGATGGCCGACGAGCGGCAGGATGTGCTTGTCAACATGTCCTATCAAATGGGCGTCCAAGGCGTCCTTGGATTCCACGGCACGCTCGCCGCCTGCCAGGCGCAGCAATGGGACGACGCGGCCTCGCACATGCTGGCGAGCAAATGGGCCGACCAGACGCCCAAGCGCGCCAAGCGACTTGCCTTACAAATACAGACGGGCTGGCGCGCGGCCCAGCCGTCTGCTTTCGGCCGGCAGGCGACCAAGGACGCGCTCGGCGATGCTTGACCATCTGTTCACCGGTATTCGGCAGATCATCACGTTTTGTCTTATGCTTGGGGTCGGAATTTTTGCCGCTCGAATTTTCCTCCCGGAATTATGGTCTCACGCGGCCCAGGCTGAAGCGTCTCTTTCCGCCGTCAAAGCGCAAGGGAGCGCGCTGGCGGCTGACGAAGATGCGGCAGGACGTGCGCAGGCTGCTTGTTTATCCGCCGCATCAGGAGGGGTTCGAGCGGGACGCGCGATTGATCGAATCAGTCAGCCGGTCAAACAGGCAGGCAAGGATCAGCCGATGATTACGGCAAAGGATCTTGCGGATGTCATACAATGAAGCCGCTGACCTTGTGCCTTTTGCTCTTTTTGTCGGGGTGCTCGCCGCAACTTGCTGCGTTTTCATTTTCGCGTGGCAATACATCTCCCCCGCTCGCCCCTGCGCCAATATTGATTTGCACGGCAAGCATGACGGCGGATGTCCCGAAAAAACCTCCGCTTCCTCAAAATGCGGGTTTTCCGGCTCCGACGACAGAAACGGCGAAAGGGCAAGTTTCAGAATACCTGACCTGGCTGCGCAGCCTATCGGTCACTTTCAACCTTTTGGCCCAACGGGCCGAAGACACCCGGCAATTTTGCCTTGCTCATCAAAAGAAATAGAGGGTTCGATGTCTCTAACCAGCCAATGGGCCAAGGGCCAAATCACAACCGACGATCTGATCACCCGCGGCGCGGCAGATCTTTACAGGGGGTTTCAGTTCTTCGCTCATCTGCCATTCGCTCAAACTGTCGTCGATTGGACCGTTGCGGGGATTGAGGCGTTCATCTTCAAAACCACGGGCTCGACGCTGATAGCGGTCAACATCGCCGATGGGATCAAGACCGAGTTTGCTAAGCTCGCCGGAACGGCGCCACCGGCCAGCGCGTCCGCGCCGATCGCGCCGGTCCAATAACTCGCCCGCCACCGTTAAGATTTTCAGCCGCCTCGGGAAACCGGGGCGGCTTTTTTCATGGAGCGTCGCTAATGGTCGCAGCTTACCCGCGCGAATATTATGAGCAGGTTTTCTCGGTCATCCATGAATGTCTTGAAGAGGGATATCCGCTTCTTCGCCTCCCCGGCAGCGCGGAAACAGCAACCGGTCAAGCAGCACGGCGGCTGGATATCTCCGTTTCACAAATCAGAGCCCGCGTTGAATCAGGGCGGCGGATGTTCGGTATGCTCATCGACGAAAATCGATATGTGCCGCGAGCGCCAAAACCTAAGCCTCCGCCGTTTACAATCGATGAGTTGCCGCATGATGGCGAGCCGTCCGCAGAAGAGCTGATCTCACAGCTTACCGCGCGACACGCTCAACGAAAGATCCACCACACAGCGGCTAAGCTCCGGCAGGTTCACATCAACGTAGACGGCCCCATCGGCCTCGCGTTCTTTGGCGACCCGCATGTTGACGATCCTGGTTGCGCGTGGGGCGATCTTGAACGCGACGTGCGCATCTGCCGCGACACGCCGGGAGTTCTCGCCGTCGATGTGGGCGACCAGACTAACAATTGGGTCGGTAGACTTCAGCGGCTCTACGCTGATCAGGAGGTCACCTCGCGTCAGGCTCGCCAGTTGATCGAATGGCTTATGGGCGCGTTGCCATGGCTGCTTCAGATCAAGGGTAATCACGATACTTGGAACACTGAGAAGGGGGACGTGGCCGACTACATTCATCGCCTGCTCGGCCAGCTTGGCGAACTGGCCGAATACGGGCAGCGCCTGCAACTCAATATGTCCGTAGGTTCCCCGGTGTTCATGCACGTGCGGCATGATTTCCCGGGCGGATCGCAATTTAACCCGGCGCACGCTCTTGTCCGAGAAACCCTGTTCGGCTACCGCGACCACATCATGGTCGCCGGTCACCGGCATACGACCGGATATATCCCTGTCTGGCACAACGACCCGCGCCGCCTCTGCCACGGTTTTCGCTGCGGCGCCTACAAGGACTTCGACCATTACGCCAAGGAAAAGGGCTTTCAGAATGGCAACTGGTCGCGAGCTTTAGGCGCTACCATTGATCCGCAATATGCTGACAATCCGGTGCGACATATAAAACCGTGGTTTGACCTTGAGGACATGGCAGAATATTTGACGTGGAGACGCGCCAAGTTCGAACTTGGCTATACAGCAGCGGCATAGTTTACCCGCTGACGCGCGGCCCAACCAAAGCCGGGTTTTAGTTTACCGGTTTGAGATAAAACCCAATAAAATCAATATAAATGTCGTTGATTAAGAGTCAGCTGCTCTACCAACTGAGCTATGCACCCATTTCTTGAAATCGTTAGATTTTTCTCACCGCCTCCAGTTTGCCGGTTTACCGCCGGTTTACCCGCTTGATCGCCGCTCGCATGGTGTCTCCGCTCTTGACGTAACGCACCATCAGACTTTCTACGGCGGCAACTGACCAGCCCATCGCGGTTGCAACCTCCTCATTGGTGAATCCCATGGACCGGAACCGCGTTGCGGCTGTGCCCCTGAGATCGTGCCAACGAAGCTTGAGTCCCGCAGTGGTTTTGGCCCGCTGGTAAACCGTAGACAGGCCGTCCGCTGTCCACGGGCGACCAGACGCGCCTCTCAATACGATACCCTCCTTCGTGTCAATCCCTTTGAGGATGACCTTGGCGACTCGCGTAAGCGGGACAATGGCCACGCCACCGGTTTTGCGCGTCCGAAGTTGAATGGTATCGGCGTCTATCTGGCTCCAGGTCAACGCGATCAAATCACCCTGGCGAAGCCCCGTTTCTGCCGCAAAACGCAATGTGACATATAGGGCCTTAGAGCAGTGCGGGCGAATGACGTGAAAGTCCTTGCGCGTCCATATGACGTCCGAGCGGTTGGCCTTGTGAACGCCCCGAATGCCTCGAACGGGCTCAGCGTCCGTTAAGCCTCTTGATCTCGCCCAGCCGAAAAAGGCCGATACTGATCGCATGATGTAATCTGCGGTTCGAGGCGTGGCGATGAATTGGTCTCGCCAGTCGGTCAGATCATTGCGCACCTGGTACGCGCGAAACGCCCCTAGCGGGTTCTCCCCAAACTCCCCGGCGAACATGCCGATATATTTCCCGTAGGCCCTGCGAGTCGATGGGCTCAGCGCGCCGTATTCAGGGCTCGCCAGATAGGCGCTTACGGCTTCCTTGACCGTGTGGGGCGTTGGCCTAGCCCTGGCCGACAGTGCGGCTCCAGCGGCCTCCCTTGTGGCTCCGTAGGCGGCCTGAATGCGTGGCCCACCCTTGTGCGCGTAGACATAGACGGCGAAACTACCGTCCGCCAGCTTCTTGAATACGCGATGCACGCTTAATCCTCATCCCTGCAAGGGCTGGATCAGGTGCGATTGACGTGGCGTCGGTCAAGATCTCAATGTCACCTGACGCGCTTACTGTGACTTTGAGGGCGCGCAAGCCCGCGCTGTTGATTGCGCTCAGAACCTGCGGCAATGACGCGCGGCGACTCATTCCCCAAGCTCCGTCAGCTCTTCGTGAAGCAGCGCGTTTGAGCAAGCGTCGCACAACAATTCGCCCGACAATTCAAAGGCCTCGACGTTGAAGTCTTCCGGAAATACGGCTTCGGCGCACCAATCGCATGTACCACCATATGGAAACATATCCGCCATCATTTGCCGATCTCCGGTGCAGCAGTGTGGGCGGTAAGGGCGGCGCGGACTCTCAAACATTTTTCGCAATCGCACTCCGGGATGCTTGTGCCCGCAATCTTCTCCAACGCCCCCGACAACTCCCCCGCCACCTCACGCCAGCGGGCGGCTTCGGCCTCCAGCTTCGCGACCTTCTCGCGTTCGGTGGTGAGGGCGTCGGCGGCGCTGCTAAGGACAGAGCAGTATTTGTCAGGGTCTCGGCCAAGCGAAGTTAGCTCTTCAACGTGGCGGCCTCGGAGCGCAGCAATAAGCGCATCAATGTTAGTCACGGTCACTGCCTTTCGCTGCCAAAATACGCCAAAGCCAAACACCAAGCGTGATTACGAGCATCCAAATACATGAAGTGATAGCCAAGATTACAGCGGCGAAAGCCCATTGAAATACTAGACTAGGTGTCATCACTCACCCCGCAGCCGTTCGACCTCAGCCTCCAGCTTCGCGACCTTCTCGCGTTCGGCAATGAGGGCATTCAGCAGATCAAGTGTGGCGGACTCAAGGGAAGTGAGTTTGGCGCGTTCGGTGGTGAGGGAGTAAATTTCATGCAGTCGGTTCAGAATGCCACCTGCGACATGGATGCACTCGCGGCTATCCATGCTGGTGTTATCGTCCAGCCAGCGGATCAGGGCTTGGCGGCGATGAAGCGGCCCGTTTGTGTCAGGCGTCATGGGTGTCTCCTAGGGCTGCGAGGATGGCGGCGCGGAATGCGTTATGAAGATCCCCCCACTTCGGCCGGTTCACCCAAGCATAACGCGCCCGCAGCACCGACTCATCCGACGTGGCGTGAGCCAGAACGAGGGCGAGGATGGCGTCGGCCTCGGATTGATACAGGTGCCTGCCTAACCACCAGTGATCGTCCCGCAGTTCACAAAGCCGGTGTGCAATCTCGTCACGCAGGCTCACGGTGTAGTCTCCTGTACGTCAGCAGCCAGCACGACCTCGGCGGTGATCGCGTCCAACAAAACGTCGAACAGGCGAGAGCAAAGCGCCGCCCCAGCCGCCGCCGCCCTTGCCGTTGTCCCAACCGTCGCCCCAACCGCCCAAGCCGCCCAAGCCGCCCAAGCCGCCGCCTCAGCCGCCCTAGCCGCCCAAGCCGCCCAAGCCGCCCAAGCCGCCGCCTCAGCCGCCCTCCTAGCC